CTTTTCCGTCGCTCAGACTCATTTAAATTATTATATATGCTTACGAGATTTTTAAAATTAAAAAATAATAAGAAAAGAAAGAGAATAAATATAGTAATATAATATATAAGTATTTTAAGCGATGTTTTGCCGTTACACCGTAACACCGCAAAAACCCGATTTTGCATTTTCTGGATTCCCGACGCTCAAAACTCTATACACGCCGCATTAAGTACGAATCCAGTACACACACTATTACACATCATGTCAAAGAACCACTAACCAAGGCACGCGCCTTACTTTCTGGCTTATCCAGCTAACCGCGACACATGCCTACTAATTAAACATACCAAAGAACCAAGGCCAGCGGCCCTAATCCACTGGCTTATCCAACCTTGGTCCGCGCATCGCGGCCCTAGCTCTACGAGTCGCGACGCAAGCACTATAAGCGCCTAGCCTTCGGCTATCACTGGCTTATGCCTCACGGACCGCGGCACATGCATCATGGTTATCTGCGAGGTTGCGTGATGTCCGCGCTTGCGCGACACACGGACCATGAGTTAATGAGCGTTAGCTGCCAACAAGGCCCCTAATCGCCCCAAGGTTTAACGATCGACGCGCTACCCATCCCAACATATAGCCACGAACAACGACGCAACAGCGTTGATTATAAGAACAATTATGAATAAAGCGTCGTGTGTTACCATGACCTACACTAATGCGAACAGCGTGCCAGCTGATTGCGCGTTATATTCGAGATGACAGGCTATGGCCTGTAAGGGTTACACGGCTTGCGTGAAATAAATATATGACCGTGGCATAGTAGCGCGGTCCGCGCGCCGCGAATAATATATACGTGGGTCGAGGGTCGGTGATTACTATATAAGCACCCCCTACCCCAGAACTTCCGGAAGTCATACTCCGCGATAGGTCGTCCACGACACTGGGACAAATTTACCCCAACCTTTTGACGCACGGCGCAAGAACCATTCCCCCTTTACATCCCCCCTGGATTCACCGACTCTAGGATAATGTCCGAAAAAACACCCACAAAACCATCAGTAGACCTCCTGGAGTTAGTAAAAAGCGGCAGCCACTACACCGAGCGTCGTGGTGATCGCATACACATAGTCGACGCAAAAACGGGCGAAACCTTCAGCATGTACTCATCTAACACCATGGGTGTACCTGAGACTCTGGAGTTAGTCGTTTTACAAGACGGGACGAAAGTGTGGACACAACCTGCATTAGCACCCACGATTAAAGGTACTAACGACGTACTATTTTCACCCATGATAATAGATTTACTGTGCCAGAAAATAGTAGAAGGTAAGAACATTACAGACATCTGTGGGTTGGCACCGTTTCCGTCTTACGTTACATTCAGTCGCTGGCGTAGGGAGCACCCTTGGATTGACCAGGCTATAGAAAAAGCACGCGCGGACCGCGCAGAGTTCTACAGGGATCAGATAATGAAAGAGGCGGCTAGTGCTGTATCCACAAAAGATCCGATCAACGCGTCTAGTTTAAAGATTGATGCGTTAAAATGGGCTAGCTCAATAGATGATCCAACTAGGTACTCGCCTAAAGCCAAGGTAGAAGCTACGGTAAACATGCCTACACAGATAATAGTAAACACTGGTATTGACCGCGGACCGCGACCCGTGCAACCAATAGAAGATAAGGCAATGATAGCGGATAAAGATGCGTGATCCAAACATACAGGTAGCCTCGACTAATAATTTAGAGGTGACAGCAGGGTACGATATAGTACTATTTGATGCATGATAGAAAAGATTTTAGCAAAAAGTAAAGCAGTAGCCACTACCGGATGTTGGGAGTGGCAGGGAAGTACAGACACCAACGGATATGGACAATTTTCGTATCAAGGAACAAGATATCGAGCACATCGTGCAGCTTACGAACTGTTCAATGGAAGAATTGGGGATTTATGTGTATGCCACCATTGCGATAATAAAGCTTGCGTAAATCCAAATCATTTATTTTTAGGTACGCATAAGCAGAACATGGAAGATAAAATTGCTAAAGGACGTGACCACAATCAGAAGAAAACACATTGTGGTGCAGGTCATGAATTTAGTGTAGAAAATACTTATATTAGAGCTACGGGCGCAAGAACCTGTAGATCGTGCATGAAAAAGCATTGGAATAAGTTTGATGCTAAAAATAGAGAAGCCCGCAGAGTAGCTGCTCTTGACAGATACTACGCAAAGAAAGGGGGTTAAGATGGTAAAGACAGTTAGTACGGGGTATACGCCACGTATTTATCAAGCACAAATACATAAGAATTTAAAAAGATTCAACGTGCTTTTGTGTCACCGTCGGAGGTGATTCGGTAAAACACATTTAGCTATAAATGAGATTATAGATCAATCTTTGAGATGTGAACTTAAGAACCCATGCTACGCGTACATTGCGCCCACGTATGGACAGGCAAAGCGTGTTGCATGGGATTTAATTAAGGACTATCTAAAAGATATTCCTGGAGTTACATTTAATGAAGCTGATCTTAGAGCAGAGATACCACGACCCGCGCAGAAGGATAAAATAAAAATTATGCTATTAGGTGCAGAGAATCCAGGGTCTATACGTGGTATTTACCTCGATGGTGTAGTACTAGATGAGTACGCAGAAATGAGTCCGGAGGTGTGGTCTATGGTACTACGTCCTGCATTATCGGATAGGCTAGGATGGTCAATTTTTATCGGGACTCCCAAAGGGCAAAATCATTTACATGCGATATATAACACAGCTAAAAATTCCGAAGAATGGTACGCAGCAACTTTCAAAGCAAGCGAGACGGGGGTTATTCCTTTTTCAGAACTTGAGGCAGCCAGAGCCGTTATGTCTGAAGCGGAATATGACCAAGAATACGAATGCAGTTTCAGCGCAGCATTGGTTGGTGCGTATTTCGGTAAGGAAATGCAGAAAGCTGCGGATGAAAAGCGCATCACTGCTGTGCCTTATGATCCTTTATTACCTGTGCATACTTTCTGGGATTTAGGGATGGATGATACTACGGCCATTTGGTTTTGCCAGGTGTTGCGAGGTAGGGAGATTCGCTTTATTGATTACCACGAGGAGTCAGGCCAAGGTCTAGATCACTACGCACGCGTTCTTCAGAATAAAGGTTATCTTTACGAAGAGCATAAGCTACCGCATGACGGTGCAGTAAGAGAACTAGGGGCTACGTCTGGTAGATCACGGCTCGAGACGCTTAAATCCTTGGTGAAAGGTGTGCGCGTAACTCTTGGTGCGCGCCAGTCAGTCGAGGATGGTATCAATGCGGCACGATTAATGATTGCAAAAAGCTGGTTTGATGAAGCAAAATGTGCAAAGGGAATCGAATCTTTGAAAAACTACGAACGTGCGTGGGATTCAAAGAATAAGATATACCAACAACGTCCGAAGCATAACTGGGCATCTCACGGAGCTGACGCATTTAGGGTGGCAGCACTTGGATTAGATGAAAACAGAAAGACGGTTGAAAACATTAATAGATATGCACGCAGCACTGATAATGACTACAGTGTTGTTTAAGGGGGATTATGGGCGGAAAGTCTAAGTCAAGCACTGGCATTAGTTTAATCGACTCTGCGGTTGATGCCGGAGTGGGTGCGGTACAAGGTGCAGCTAGTAACATTGAACAGAACGTAAAAGGTCAGATAGCTGATCTTTCGCTAATCAGTAAAGGTAATTTTAATAATTATGGACAGTACTTAGGTCGTACAGCTCTACGTATAGGTACTATGGGTGTAATAAATCCAAATGATGCGTCTAATATTACAGGCGATACAATGAGTGAGCGTAAAGCTAAAGAAGCCATTGCTGCGGAAGCAGATGTAGCTGCACAAGATGCAGCAAATGTTGCGGCAGAGAAATCTCGGCAGATCACATCAACCATTTCTGGAGTTGTGGGCGCAGCACAACGATCTCCTGGACGAACACAGACACTATTACGTAATTCTCCAGCTGGTTCAAACACATTGCTAACAATAACGGGGAATAGATAATGGCTAAGAAGCAGTTAAAAAAATTAACACCTGATATAATTAAAAATAAGTTAAAAAAATTAAAGGGTGATAGAGGTACATGGGAAAGCCACTGGCAAGAACTTGCAGATCATGTTAACCCTAGAAAAAATACTATTCAAAATACAAAAAGTCCTGGACAAAAACGTACATGGCAGCTTTTGGATAACACTGGAATGCATGCCAATGAGATGTTAGCCGGAGCACTTCATGGTTTATTGACTAATCCAGATTTACCTTGGTTTGAGTACACTACTGGTGATTTATCTATTGATAATCAAGATGATGTGCGTATTTGGTTACAACAAACTGCACGCGACACACATAACGTACTTAATAATTCTAATTTTCAAACAGAGTTACATGAGTTGTATACAGATCTTACATCGGTAGCTACGGCATGTATGTTTATTGAAGAAGATGAGCGTTTTGTAGTTAGGTTTTCCACTAAATTTATCGCTGATTACTTTATTTGTGAAAATAATTTGGGGTTCGTTGATGAAATTTATCGTGAATGGAAGTGGGACGCTAACAATATCGTAGCTGAATTTGGTATTGATAACGTACCAGAGAAAATTAAGAAAGCTTACGATAAGAAAGAAGAAACTAAGTTTACTATTATCCATGCAGTATACCCTAAGACTGTTGTCGATGCTAAAAACACAGATGATATGAAATACATATCGCAGTATATTCTGTGTGACACAAACGATGAACTATCGTCTGGAGAATACCAAGAGTTCCCATATGTAGTTCCCCGTTGGAGTAAAGCACCAGGTGAAGTATACGGTCGCGGCCCTGCTATGACTGCATTGCCAGAGCTAAAAGTTTTAAATAAAATGAATGAGACTATGTTAATTGGTGCGCAGAAGTTAGTTGATCCACCGATTCAATTACCTGACGATGGTTTCATCATGCCTATTATTACTAAACCTGGTGGTATAAACTATCGCAGATCTGGAAATCCAGATGATCAGATTAGACCAATATTCAACGACACACGAATCGACTTTGGTTATCAAGCTATGGGCGACATTCGTAAACGCGTCCGCGACGCTTTTTATGTTGACCAATTAAAACTAGCACAAGATGCTAAGTACATGACAGCGACGGAGGTTTTGCAGCGTACTGAGGAATCAATGCGTTTACTAGGACCTATGCTGGGCCGTATGCAATCTGAGTTTTTACGTCCGTTAATTGATAGAGTATTTAGAATTATGTGGGATAGAAAATTAATTGCACAACCACCAGATGCTTTGAGTGGTAGAAAGATAGATGTACGCTACAATTCTATGATCGCTAAAACTCAGCGTGTGAACGAGGGGCAAAGTATTCTAAGAGTTATTCAAGGAGCTGCGCCATTTATGCAAATTGATCCAAATGTTGCACAGAACTTTAATGGAGATGCAGTTGTACGGATACTTGCAACTACATACGGTGCTCCTCAAGAAATGTTACGTTCTACTAAAGAAGTAGCAGCAATGCGCCAAGCTCAACAACAAGCGGCTCAAGCAGCACAGGCGGCTCAAGCTGATCAAGCACAAATAGACAATTCATTAACATTCGTCAAAGCGGCGAAAGAAGCACAGGGATTATAATGACAGCAAAGAAAGATGCCGTAGCTCGAAAGGGCTACGCAAAAGTAGTGGATTATCAAACCGTATTCAATTCTCCAGTGGGTAAAAAAGTGTTATACGATCTTATGTCTGCGCACAATATGATTCAACCTACCTATACCAAAGACGTAAACGAAATGTTGGTGTATGAGGGCGAACGTCGAGTTATTCTTAGAATTTTGACACTTCTTAAAGCAAACCCAAAGAATTTACTAGAAAGGATTGAAGAACATGAAAAACAAATGGAATAATATCTTAGCAGGCCTATTGATGGATGCAGCAACAGACGCTAACGGAGGTGCAGGTGGAGGAACAGCAAGCTTACTTACTCCTTCTGGAAGTGGGAGCACGGTTCCGGCCAACGCGGGGAATGCAGGTGCTACACAGGGAACAAATCCGCAGCAAGCCGCTAATGGTACTCCTGCTGGTAACAATGCCGCAGGGTCAACCACTGCCGATTGGAGATCTGCGTTACCTAAAGAGCTACAGGAAGATGCCACTATCAAAAAGTTCACCGACGTTTCTACCTTGGCCCAATCATACGTTAACGCGCAGAAATTAATTGGTGCAGATAAAATACCAGTGCCTTCAAAACACACAACAGACGAAGAATGGGCTGGAATTTACCGTAAGTTAGGCGTACCTGAGAAGATTGATGATTACACTGTTAAATTTAAAGAAGGTGTTTCTGTTGATGATAAGTTTACAGCAGATTTTAGAGCATTAGCACACAAAACAGGTGTGCATCCTAAGCAGGCGCAGGCATTAGCTGACTGGTTTAGCGATGTTAACCTTGGCGCTGAGCAATCTGTAAAAGCTGAAGTACAGAAAAGATTTGATACTACTGTGGTAGAGCTAAAGAAAGAGTGGGGTAATGCCTATGACCTTCAGCTTTCTAGAGCACAGAAGGTAGCTAATGAACTTGGCGGCGAAAGCTTTATAAAAGAATTAGAGTCCACTGGAATGGGTGGCAACAAGCACGTTATTCAATTCTTAGCTAAAATCGGTGAGAAAATGTACGCTGAACATAAGTTTGTTGAAGCACAAGGTGGCACTAACACGATGACACCAGCTGATTTAGATAAAGAGATCAATAGACTTAAAACAGAGCCTGCATACACAGATAAATTGCACCCTAGACATAAGGATGTATTAGCTGAGATGACAGACCTTTTCCAAAAAAGATATCCAAGCAAATAAAAAGCTTGCGTATTGGTTAATTTTAAGCAAACCTTGGGGTAGCGATAACTGCTTATTGCAGCCGTCTCATGCTCCCCCAAGGCAATGATTGGGATTCAGAGCCCGCCAAAACGGACAACTCAAAACAATCATTTAGAATTAAATTTTAACCAAAAGGGAGTCTCAGATGAGTCAGCAAATAACAGACGCTTTCGTCAATCAGTTCAATTCAAATATTCTTATGTTGTCACAACAACAAGGTTCACGTTTAGAGCCTAAAGTTCGTAACGAATCACAAAAAGGTAACGCGCAATTTTTTGATCGTATCGGGCAAGTTGCAGCTACTTTAAGAACAGGTCGCCATGCAGCGACGCCTCAAACAGATACGCCTCATTCTAGACGTATGGTTACTTTAGCAGACTACGAATGGTCTGATTTAGTAGATAGCCAAGATAAAATTCGTATGTTGATTGACCCAACATCTGAGTATGCTATGGCAGCAGCTTGGGCATTCGGACGCTCTAAAGATGACGTAATCATCGCAGCTTCTGTAGGTTCAGCTTACGGTGGTGTTGCAGGTGCTACGGCAGTTACTCACCCTAACAGCCAAAAATTCGCAGCAACTTCTGGTTCAGCATTTTCTAACTTAAACGTATTCACATTACGTAAAGTTAAATCAATGATGGATGCAAAAGAAGTTGTAGGTAAGCGTTATATCGCTTGTGGTACTTCTCAAATTGATTCTTTATTAGGTGAAACTGCGGTTACTTCAGCAGACTACAACAGCGTAAAAGCTTTAGTAGCGGGCGAAGTAAATTCTTTCTTGGGTTTTGAGTTCATTCGTTTAGAGCGTTTAAACTTAACAACTTCAACAGCAGCTTCTCAAACTACTGGAGCAGTTGGTTCAGGTACTTCATTCACAGGTACAAACCGTGCTTGTTTTGCTTGGGCTGAACAAGGCTTATTGTTATCAAAAGGCGAAGACTTCATCACTAAGATGTCTGAGCGTGATGACTTAGGTTACGCTATGCAAGTATACGCCCGTATGTCAATCGGCGCTACTCGTATGGAAGAAGAGCAAGTAGTAGAAATTATTTGTAAAGAAGCTTAATTAAACGGGGGATTATATCCCCCATTCAACTTTTATCTAAGGAGTTACTATGGCTACATTATACGGAAATCAGTACAATAACGCTTATGTTGCAGTACCATCTGTTAAGATTGGTCCAGGCGATGTATCTGGCGATACTAAAAAATTATATTTTGACTTTACAGTAACAGCAGCACCAACAAATGGTGACATCATCAAGATTGCTAAATTACCTAAAAACGTGCGCGTTTACGACGTGTGCATGGCATTCCCAGACATGGGTACTGCGGGTACTTTAGAACTAGGCTGGTCAGCTTCAGCTGAGTTAGATTCAACAGGATCTGCGGTTGTAGCAGCTTCAGCTTCTGGATTCTTATCAGCAGTTGATGTGAACACAGCAGCGGCTATCGTTAACATGGCTGACGTTTCAGGCGCAGCAGTTGCTGGATTCTTAAAAGAATTTGATGCAGCAGTTGACGTAAACATCACTGTAACAGCAGCTTGGACTGTAACTTCTGGTACTATCAAAGGTTACATCGAGTACGTAAACTTATAATATGACAGTCACTAATACATCTATATGTAATAGTGCACTTGCAAAAATTGGGGCTGAAAGAATAATCAGCCTCAATGATGACAATGCACGAGCAAAGTTAATGAAGGAGCAATACGAAAAGCTTTTGGGTGAGCTTTTATATTCGCATCCTTGGAACTTTGCTATTGCACGTGTCAGCTTGGCGGCGCTGGTGGAAACTCCAGCGTCTGACTTTTCTGTACAGTTCCAATTACCCGCTGACTGCCTACGCGTAGTTGGTACGGATTTATTACCTGAAAATTCTTGGGCTGTAGAGGGTAGATTATTTCTATGTAACTCAGACACAGTTACAATTAAGTATATAAAACTAGTAACAGACACATCTCTTTTTACCCCTGGATTTGCAGAAGTTCTTGCGTGTAAATTAGCAGCTGAATGTGCGTATTCGTTAACGCAATCCACGACGCTATCAGATAGTCTCTATCAAAAATATGAATTTAAACTACGCCAAGCAAGGTCATTCGATGCCCAAGAAAGCGTGGGTGAAAGAGTGTACGCGGATACTTGGCTTAATTCGAGGGCCTAGTGAAATTTAATCTACCTATTAATAATTTTGGTTCAGGTGAATGGTCACCAAAAATGCAGTCGCGTGTAGAGACGGAACAGTATCCACGTTCATGCAGGGAGCTAACAAATTTCTTAGCACAAATGCAAGGTGGCGCTCAGTACCGTGGAAACACGCAGAAGCAGTTATTACTAGATGCCACGACACAAACTGCTTTGGACACGTTACTAGTTAATAACGATAATCCAGCAAAAGATTTTAAACTTATTCCTTACAAACATTCGGGTGCATATAGCACTATGTTACTAATTTACACTGGTGGATTATTTAATACGTTAAATCCAGCAGCTGGTATAACGTATGGTGCGAACACGAGTACTTCTGGGTGGACGCCTAAAGATACACAGTACCAGCAAGTGGGTGATTTACTATTCTTAGTTAATACCACTGGCCTGTTCAAACCAAAGATTTTTTCGTATGATAGTACATCGTTGCTAAATTATTCTTTAAAAGATATTGATCGTGATTACGTAACAGTACGCCCTTGGAAAACTATTCCTTGGGGTAAACTAGAAGCGTTAGATTCAAATGTAACAATGACTACTCCTGGTACAATAAC